CTTCAACACGGTAGCGGGTCAATCCACGTACACCATCGGCCCTACGGGCACGTGGGTTACCTCGCGTCCTGCGTCGATTGTTTCGCCCGCGTTCTGTACCTATCAGGGTCTTGATTTCCCGATGTGGAGCATGACGCAGGAACAGTACAACACCATCAGCCTCAAGTCTCAGCAACAACAGATTGTTGAGCGGTTCCTTTACATCAACGACATTACAAACGGCATTGTTGTTTTGTGGCCCGTTCCCGCCGCTGTGATTACGATGTCGTTCAACTATCAAACATTGCTGGTGGGCCCTGCGACGGCTGCAACCGACATTGCGTTTCCGCCAGGATACGAAGAGGCTTTCGAGTACGGGTTAGCCGTGAGGCTTGCGCCTCTGTTCGGAAAAAGCGCATCGCAAGACGTTCAGCAGATGGCGCGGGAAACGTATGCGCAAGTCAAGAAGTCAAACCGCACTAGCCCGACCATGTTCTACGACTCGGCGCTGGTGACCCGCAACGCGGCCACTTGGCAGCGAGGGTATTGATGAGCCAGATTTCTCTGTTCGGACTCGGCCAGGCGGCGAAGTCGCCGTTTGTGACGGCCAAGCAGATGACGAATCTGTACGCCGAGGTGCGTCCGCAAGGGGAGAAGTCTGCGCTTGTCGCATACGGCACGCCGGGATTGTCCGCGCCGCTGGTGGACTTCGGTGCGACTCCGATCCGGGGCGGCAGGGAGTTTCCGTCGCTGTCGGTCTGCTACGTAGTACATCGCGGCGTGCTGTGGGAAGTCAACAATGCGGGAGTCGCAACGAACCGGGGAACGCTCCTAACCACCACCGGGCGCGTCTCGATGAGCGACAACGGCGTGCAGGTAATGATCGTGGACGGCACGTATGGCTACATCTACAACACCAGCACAAACGTATTCGCTCAAGTAACGGATGTGGATTTCCCTGCCAATCCGGTAACGGTGACTTACCTTGGCCGACGCTTTGTCTGTAACTTTCAGGGCTCGGGCCGTTTCTACTGTTCGGATGTGGATAACGGGCTTTCGTGGGATGCGCTCAACTTCGCCAGCGCCGAGACAAACCCGGATCCGATTCAAGCGGTCTGGACATCGAACGGCCAGCTCGCACTGCTTGGCACGTTCACAACTGAATACTGGGGCTTGTCCGGCGCCGTGGATTTCCCGTTCTCGCTCATCTCCGGCACGGCGACGGAATGGGGTTTGGCGGCTACATGGTCAATTGCCAAGTACGACAACACGATGGCCGCCTTGATGAAGAACGCGCAGGGCCAAGTGATCGTCGCCCGCATTCAAGGCTATGTCCCGCAGAAAATCAGCACGCCGGACATGGATTCGATCATCAACGGCTACACCAACACGGCAGACGCGACCGCCTACAGCTACATGCTGGGCGGGCATGCCATGTACGTCATCAGTTTCCCGTCTGCTGGCTATACGTGGATGTATGACGGCTCGACGGGTTTCTGGTCATCGCTCAAATCCTACGGGCTGACCCGGTATCGCGGCGAATTTGCGTTTCCCTTCCTCTCTGCAATTGTGGTTGCGGATTACAACGTCGGGCGTTTGTATCGTCTGAGTCCGACTGCGCAGACCGACAATGGCGACACGATAGAGCGCGAAGTCATCGGAGAGACAATCCGTGCGACGGATGGCGACTTCATCAACATCAACACCTTGCGTTTGGATTGCGAGGTTGGGCAAGGATTGACGAGCGGGCAGGGCAGCAACCCGCAGATCGCTTTGTCGATCAGCCGGGACAACGGCAAGACCTGGGGGCCCGACATGTGGAAAGACCTCGGGGCCATCGGTGAGTACAAGACCCGGGTGGAGTGGCGCAGGCTCGGAAGTCCTCGCGTGTTCACTCCCAAGATTCGCCTTACTGACCCCGTGCCGATCACGTTGGTGTCGGCCTCTGTGAACCCGGTGAACTAATGGCGCTCTTGAATCAGCCTCCACAAGGCGCGGTCGTGAACCGGGACGGCACGGCCACGCCCGGGTGGAGTCCGTTCTTCTCGGCAATCTTTGCGCTGCTTACGGCGATGACGCAGAGCGGGACCACGGCGCAAAGACCGACCACTTTGCTCTGGACGGGGCGCATGTATTACGACACGACTCTTGGACTCCCTATTTTCTACCAGGGGCCGGGATGGGTTAAGGCAGACGGAACGGCAGCATAAGGAGCGAGACATGATTGATATGGCGACGGGCGCATCATTGCTACAAGCGGGCAGTTCGATCCTTGGCGGAATCATGGGATCAAACGCTGGCGGGCGGGCGTCTCAAGCGCAAATTGATGCCGCAAACATCGCCGCCGGAAATCAGGCTTGGGCAACCGAACAAGCGCAACGCGCATTCGCGCCCTATTCCAAGACCGGCGAGGTTGCAAACAAGCGTTTGTCGGTGCTTCTTGGCCTGGACAGAGGCGGCACTGCTGGCGGTGGAAAAGATTATCTGAACGCGCCCATGTCGCTTGAGCAGTTCATGGCGCAATACGACCAACCGCAAAATCGTAGCTGGTTCGGGCATGAGCAGTCCAACATCCGGCGAGGTTACGACCAATATCTGGCGGGATTGCCGACCGCCGACGCAGCGCCGGATGCGGAGTACGGATCGCTGACTCGTTTGTTTACCAACGATGATTTGAACGCTGATCCGGTGTATCAGTCAGGATTGCAATTCGGTCTTGATCAGGGCACGCGAGGCATCAACGAGCGAGCCATTGCCAACGGTGGATACGACAGCGGCGCCACGCTCAAAGCATTGACCCGGTTTGGAAATGATTACGGCAGCACAAAGGCGGGCGAGTCGTACAACCGATTTACCGGGCGGCAGAATCAGAAATACAACATGCTGTCCGGTCAGCAGGCGATGGGCATAAACGCAGCAAGCGGCAGCAGCAATGCCGCGATGGCAGGAACGGCGGCGCAAAACAATCTGATCACGGATGCGGCAAATGCCAGGGCCGCAGGGATCGTCGGTGGTGCCAATAGCATGGCGCAAGGTTTTGGAGGCATTGGGACGGCGATTCAGGGCTACCAGAACAATCAGATTCTCAATCGACTGCTCAATCGAGGCGGTGGGAGTGGTGGATACAACATGGCCGACGTAAGCGGAATGTTCTCGGGGATCTGAAATGCCCATCAATCCAAACATCATTCTTGGCATCAAGCCGATGCAGTTTCAAATGGCTGACCCGCTTGAGTCGGCCAGCAAGTCTCTTGCCCTACAAGGGTTAATGGGCCAGCGCGACATGCAGGAAATGCAGATGCGGCAGGCGCAGCAGGCGGAAGCCGATGACATGGCCACGCGGGACGCATTCCGTGCTGGCGGCGATCAGAAAGCGATCATTGACCGGCTGATGGGTGCGGGCCAGTACAAGCCTGCGCAAGCCTTGCAGAAGAACATGCTTGAAACGCGGGAGAAGGAAGGCGCGATCAACAAGACCCGCGCAGAAACGATGGGTAAGCTGCTTGGCTTCCAGAAAGAAAGCGCGGGCGCACTGATGGCAAACCCGACGCCGGAAAACGCGCTTGCGGCGGTCGATCAGTTTGAGCGCATGGCTACGTCTTTCGGCATGCCGGAACTGGGCCAGCAGGCCGCACAGCAACGCGCAGCCATCCAAGCGGCGGGCGGTGACCCCAACGCAATCCGCAGAATAGCGGCGGGGTGGTCATTGGCGGCAAAAGACTTGCTGCCGCAGTACAAAGAAATCAACGACGGCAAAACAACGCGCTTCGTGGATACCAATGCCATCTCCAATCCCGGGGCCGGAACGCAAACCATTGCCATGCTGACCACGCCGGGGCAGGATCAGGGGGATTTGCGGGCTAGGGAAATGGCGGCGGCTGCGCGAGCGCAGGCAGCGGCAACACGCGATCAGGCGGCGGCAACAAGGGAAGCAAACGCGGTCACTTATGACCCGGAACGCGGTGTGCTGGTCAATCGCGCAACGGGTGAGGCGCGACCGGCTATGCTGGGCGGGCAACCCATCGGAGAGAAAGACAAACCGCTGAACGATGCGCAAGCAAAAGCGCTTTTGTTCTCAAACCGCATGAGGGAATCCGACAAAATCATTACGGAACTTGCGGGCAAAGGCACGAATGTAAGTGTGCCAGGTTCTCGCTCTAACGTATTTGGCCCGGCCATAAATGCCATGTCGGCAGAAAGCCAACAAAGTCTTGACCAAGCAAAGCGCGACTTTATCAATGCCGTACTGCGCCGAGAGTCGGGCGCGGTGATTGCAGATTCTGAATTTGCCAATGCTGAAAAGCAATACTTTCCGCAAATTGGTGAGAGCGCAAAAATCATTGCTCAAAAAGCGGCAAACCGAAAAAATGCGCTTGACAGCATTACGCAAGAAGTACCGGAGAAAAAACGGGCGCCTGATCTTCGATTGCCTAATCGACCTGCCCAGATGGTGCCCGGCGCAAATAGGGCTGGACCTGTTGCGCAACCAAGCGGCGTCAAGTTCTTGGGGTTTGAATAATGCCGGTCGCCCGCTTCCAGATGCC